CAAAAGTAATATGGTGGTCTGTAATTGATGGCTTGGAGAAAGTAATTCCAGTTGTTAAATCTAAAGAATATATTCCAGATTGGTGGAGGAAGGCAGAAAGGTTTACAGATAATAAAGATTTAATGGACAGAGGAACAATAAAAAATTGTCCTTCAATGCCAGAATTTTTGTCTCAAGGATATGTTTTGCCATTATGGTGCGATTTACATATAACAATAAATGAAAATGGATTTATATTGCAATCGCCTGAGCCAATGTTTACTTTTTCATCTCATAATGACGCTCAATTCAAAAATTTTCTTCCTCAAGATATTCAAAATAATATCAGCATGGTTCTAAAACCAAATTGCCCTTGGAGAGTAAAAACGCCAGATGGATGGTCTTTAATGCAGTTACCTATGTTTTACGAATTTAATCCTATTTTTGAAGTTTTGCCTGGAGTTATATGGTCAGACATTCATTATGAGATAAATCAACAAATGTTGATAAAAAAATACGGAGAATTTGAATTGAAAAGAGGAACACCTTTGGCAATGTATGTTCCTTATAAAAGAGTTAAATACAAAACAGATTTACAAGGAACAACACAAGAAAATTCTAATTGGTCAAACGAAAGTTATTTGCACATAAAAACAAAATTTAATAATGGATACAGATTAAATCAAAAAAATAAATGTCCATTTTCTAAAATTTAAATGTTAAGAAAATATCAACAAAAAGCGATTGATGATCTATACGAATGGTTTCGCGCTAATAAGTACGGCAACCCGTGCATCGTATTGCCAACCGGTAGCGGTAAGTCGCACGTTGTCGCGGCAATATGCAAGGATGCAATATCGCAATGGCCTGAAACTCGCGTGTTGATGGCAACTCATGTAAAAGAATTGATTGAACAGAATGCCGAAAAAATGTTACTGCACTGGCCTGATGCGCCGTTAGGAATATATAGTGCAGGAATTGGGCGTAAAGAATCCCATGAACAAATCACGTTTGCTGGAATACAGTCTATCAGAAAGAAAGCCGGTGACCTAGGGCGAATAGACCTTATGATCGTCGATGAAGCGCACCTGATATCGCATAACACCAACACCAGCTACAGGAAACTAATTGACGGCCTGAAGATCATCAATCCCGCAATGCGGATAATCGGATTGACCGCCACTCCTTACCGGCTAGGGCAAGGGATGCTTACCGATAAAGGCGGCATATTTACTTCGTTAATTGAACCAACAAGCATTGAGGCGTTAGTTGAGGATAAGTATTTGGCGCCGCTAAAGTCTAAGTTGACTGGCGTTCAGTTGAATGTATCTGGCGTGCATAAACGCGGCGGTGAGTACATAGAAAAAGAACTGCAGGCAGCAGTCAACAAAGATCACACCAACAACGAAGCAGTAGACGAAGTTATTAAATTAGCCGGTGACCGCAAGGCTTGGCTTTTCTTTTGTGCTGGAGTTAAGCATGCAATGGCGATTAAAGACATATTGCTTGATCGAGGCATTGAGGCCGAATGTATCACGGGAGAAACTCCCAAGCCTGAACGGGAAAAAATCATAAGTGAGTTTAAGTCTGGCAAGATTCGAGCGCTGACTAACGCCAACGTGCTAACTACTGGCTTTGACTATCCAGACATGGATCTTATCGTAATGTTGCGCCCAACTATGTCGCCTGGATTGTATGTGCAAATGGCTGGGCGCGGGATGCGGATCAAAAGCCACACTGACCACTGCATGGTGCTGGACTTTGCTGGCGTTGTTCAAACGCACGGGCCTATCACTAACGTTAAATCGCCAAACAAGCCAGGCAACGGAACCGGCGAAGCTCCAGTCAAAGTATGCCCAGAGTGCGATAGCTTACTGCCTCCAGCAGTTAAGACTTGTCCAGATTGCGGTTATGAGTTCCCGCCACCTAAAGAGAAGCGCATGAGGCTTCATGATGTAGATATCATGGGCAGGAAAAGCAGAATGATGCCTATAGGAACTTGGCATTGGTCTAAGCATGTATCGAAAGCAAGCGGCAAGGAAATGATCAAAGTTAGGTATTACTCAAAACAAATCATGGATCCTATTGTTTCTGAGTATTTTGCGATAATGCATGAAGGATATGCCGGAGAGAAGTCACGCCAAAAGATTATTGAGATAGCTCACAAATCAAAGATTAATGCTTCATCGATATTTTCTATGGCAGATGATTTAGACCAATTATGTTCAATATTGAATACGGGGCGATGTCCAAATGAGATATCATACGCGCAAGAAGGTAAGTTCTATAAAGTCACTAAAAGAGAGTGGGCGAACTGAACACGTTGAGCAACGGGAGTTTGTAAGCTGGTTTCGCAAGACCTACAAAGCCAAGATAATAGCGATACCAAACGGCGGCCAAAGAAACATCGTAACCGCCGCACGTCTCAAGGCAGAGGGCGTAACACCAGGAGTCCCAGACCTATTCGTTCCAGAATGGCTACTTTGGATTGAAATGAAGAAAAAAAGTGGTGGCGCTGTATCCAAAAGCCAAATAGAATGGCACAATTATTTAAAATCTATCAACCAAAGTGTTATAGTATGCAAAGGGTGCGAAGATGCTCAGTGCCAAGTCGAGAATTTTTTTAAGGAGATGGAACATGAACATGTCTAAATCATCAAGATTTTCAACATATTTGAAGGAAATGAGAGCCAAGCACAATATGACTCAAAAGGACTTGGCAGACAAATTGGAAGTACACCACAAAACTGTCAGTAGCTGGGAAAACGGCAATAGTTGCCCAAATATACATAAGATACTGAAGGCAGAAGAAGTGTTTAATAGCATAGCTCAAGAGCTTACATACTCAGATCCTGAGCATAGCATCCTTGGGGCAGACAAGATCAGCATTATCGGTATGGGCGCAATGGTTTTACTTATACTATTTTTTGTGTCTATGTATTTTGGATTGGCAGAAGTGCTTGGATGGTGAGCATCAATTTACGCAAGTTTAAGAAGCGCATAAAGCACATAAAGTTTGGGCCATATTATATGGTGGCTACTGGAAAAGAACGCGCTGGAGAGCCTCTATTTACGTTTATTGACGGGAAAATATACACAACCTCTGAGGCTCTTGCTTTGGCTAGAAAATACGGATATGATTCAGTTGAGAGAATTTATGAGGCATTTAACTCTCTCGGATGATTTTCTCCTCCTCCCCTCAAGCCCCGCGTTTTGGGGCTTTTTTTATGGACTCCATATTAAATCTAGCCTCTCTTTTGATCCAAGCCTTCGGGATATGCATCTTGGCGTTTGATTCTTTTTTAGATATGGCGGAAGCAACGCATATAGCTTTGTCGTCCTCGGCCACAATGAAGCCCAAAGTGTAGCAATCGTGTAGCTCAGGTTTCTTGGTTTCTTCCCAGCCAGAATCAGATACGGCATCCACCCACTCTATATAGATACATTTATGGTCTGTAGCAGTCGACATCTATGTCACAATCCTCAAAATACCTGTCCATCATAAGCTCCTGCATAACAGCATGCCGGATCTCTTCCTTAGCTCGATCAGTGATCAAGGCTGGGCATTGATATGTAACATTGTACACCGGAGCAGGCCTAGCAGCGTCCAGTATCTTCTTGGCCGCAATGACGCTACATCCTGAGCAGGCAAGTGCTACAAGCAAGCTCAGGATTCGCGTGAACATTACTTTTTCTTTTTGCCAGCCCTACGTTTTACTGAGTAAGCAATAGCAACAGCCTGTTTTGGCGGTTTGCCAGCCTTAATTTCAGCCTCAACGTTCTTTTTAAAAGCGGCTTTTGATTTGCTTTTAACTAGAGGCATTAGTATCCCTTTTTAGCTTTGGTTTTCTTGGACTTTTTTTTAGCCGCTTTCTTCATCATGCATTCACCGGCAGCCATGCATTTTTTAGGATTTGGGCAAGTTGGGCAAGTTTTCATTTTATCTCCTTAACGTTTAACTGCGGATGAGCCTACATAAAAACTAAATACCATTATAAGCACTTGGTCATATGTAGTCCTGAACATGGCAGCGTGTTCAATAATCTTCCACTCAGTCCATGTTTTTGTAGTGTCAATCAGCCCAAATAAGTATCTACCGCCAGACTTCATTTCAACTGGAACCGCAATATCTATTGGGGCAATCATTGGCGCAAGACTGATAACAACCACCATAGCTAGAAAAGCCAGTACCAATATGCGCCTTGTTAAACTTGAAAACTTGTCAGCAGTCCTTACTTGGAACTCTTTATTTGATAGCTCTGAATGGATTTTCTCTCGTTCAAGATCGAACGTGAGCTTCTCCATCATCATTTTATGTTGGTCTGCTTTTGCCTTTTGCGCGTTCGCCAGTAAACCGGACACAATGCCCATGAGATTACCGCCAGCAGCCAATAACACTTCCGGCCCCATTCCAAACATAACTGCTTCCTTTTAAATCGTTTTAAATATCTAATAGCTTTACTTAAACTTTTAGGATTGTCTTTAAAAAGCCCAAGTCCTGTGTTGCATTTCTGACAAATTAATCCTCTAATTTGATCAGATTCGTGGCAGTGATCAACAGATAATTTACCTCTATCTGTGTCCTTACCGTCTATCCCGCAGATCAAGCATTTATTGTTTTGCTTAAATGCTATCTCAACGTATTGATTAAAAGTTATGCCGTAGGCGTTTTTGTAACGAGAATTACGCCTAGCTAATCGATCAGCCAATTACTTCTTTTTAGCGGTTTTCTTAGATTTCCTAAATGCCGCAGCAGTTGGCGCACCTTTAGTTCCTGGCTTTCTCATTTTCTCACCAGAACCAGCCTTAATTCTTTCACGCTTGGCGTGAATGTTTGCGTAGAGTCCTCGTTTCATCATTTACTCTTTTTATGTTTGTTAGCAAAATTTCTTGCGGCTTCAACACTGCCAAAGCCCCAAGCCTTTAGCGCCAACGCTTTACGAGTTGGACGACCTTTTTCATCTTTCATTGGCCCAGCCATTCCGGCAAACCTAGCCGCAAAAGATACGCGTCGAGGATTAGTCCCAGACTTAACCGGAGCCTTTAGGTCTCCGCCATCTTTGTTCTCAAAGTATTTACGGCCTTTTTCGTTTAGGCCACCTTTTGGATTTTGATAGACTTTTTTAACCATTATTGCTCCGACAAAATGTTAGTCATAGCTCGATCTATGCGCTTGTTCATACGCTCTTCAAGCTCTTTCATTTGTGCGTCAACTGATACGACGCGTTCGTCAAACCATTTCTGAGCGTTTACAATTGCTTCTCTGTTGCGCTCTTCCCATGCAACCGCATTCTCATTAAATGCCGCCATCCTTGATTCAAACTTAGATTGGGCGTCATCTAGTGCCTTGCGACTTTTGTCCAAGTTTGCCTGAGACTGCGCATCTACTGACTGCAATCTTTCGTCAAACCACTTTTGAAAGTCCTCAACAAGTTTGCGGTTGGAGCTTTCGTTTTCTTTAGACTTGCTATCTATCTGTCCAATGCGATCTTCAAAATAGATTTTAGCTTCTGCCAAAACATCACGATTCCGTTTTTCAACATCTCGCATGGCTTTTTCAACATCAGATAAAGCGCTTTCAACATTGATAACATCAGTTCGTAAATCTTCTTTAATATCTCTTGCATAGCTAATTGCCTCCTCTACCTTAATCATAGAAGTGTTTACTTGAGTCTCAATTGCGCCTGGATCAAGATTTCTGAGTTTTGCTTTTAAGCCCTCATAATCTTGCCAGAACAATGCGGCTCCCCAAACGATACCGGCAGCACTACTTAGTGCCGTCAATACCGCAAAAACTTTTCCACCAGTAAATTTAATGCCGCCTACGTTAATTTCTGTACTCATATTGTTCGTCCACCATTTCGTTCCATTTTTTATCGTCTAAGTAAATTGCGCCCCAAAGTCTATCTTTTAGCTTGTTAGTTTCTTTAAGTTCTATAATATCGTAAAACTCAGCATCTTGAAGTTGCGCCACTGCCTCATAGCTTGGCGCTGACATTGACATAACCGCAATAGCTACCGCCTGAGCCTGCGCGTCATAGGCTGAATCAAAGTTAGCGGCAACCTGTTGCATACTCATTTCGGTGATCGTTATGACATTAGACTTAGTTTCAGAACTACCAGAAGAAGATGATTCAGATGATTCTTGCTGTTCAGACTGCGCCTGCTCAACTTTAGCTTCAGGCTCTTGCGAAGATTGTTCTTGCGCCACTTCTGGCTCTTGCCGTTGTTCGGCTGGGGCTGTTTCTGGAGTTGGTTGCTGATCTGACATTTCGATCTCAACTACGACCTCTTCTGACATTTCTGGAGATTCCATTGGCGCTATCTCCATGTCTGGCATGCTCATGTCCGCCATGTCCATTGGAGTGTCCATAGTTGTGTCCATTGCAGGCATATCGATCTCAACAACTATTGGATCGAGCGCAGGCATTGTAGTGTCAACTCCAATATCCATAGATGGATCAATGCCAATGTCGGCAACTGGATCTATTGCTATATCAGAGAAGTCTGGATTGATAATGTCATCTAGCGCCGGATCAGTAACTAGCATCTCGGTGTAAGTGTTGTAATCGATATTGAAATATACGTCCGTAGTGGCGCTGGCAAAGTATCCCTCCCATCCGCCTGGATCTTGCGAAGTGAAGCTAATAGTTGCCGTGCTGTAATCTTCTGTAGCTGTAAACGAAAAGTCGTAATCTACAAAGTAATCGTTGTAATTTAACGTTACCGTATCGGTGTAAGTGTTATTGCCATAATTAACAGTAACAGTAAGAGTGTCGTAGTAACTGGTGTCAGCAGTTTGATTGCACCACGTTCCGTTAGGAGTGTTGTTGCATCCGTATGCGCTCATGCCGTATCTTATGTCGCCAATAAACTCGTACTGGCTTAAATCTATTACCTGAGATACGGTTGCTTCTGTATTGCTATAAACCCATATAACACTGTCAGCGCCAGATTGCCAAAAATCTATATCGCCATCAATGATCCATTGATCATTGTCAATAAGATTATCGGTAGTATCTACCGCAAAACAAAAGCTAGGAACTAATAGCGATAATGCTACCTTACGGAATGCCATTGACGTGGGCCTTGTGGCTTTTCATGCTTGGCTTTAAACTTTTCTGCCCTCTCAACTTCTGCAGCCATTACTACCTTTTCATACTCAAGTGCGCCTTCTGGCACTCGATCAAGATTAGCAAGCCATGCCTGTTTTGCGTTTTTACCAATCAGGCCATTGATTGGGCAATATGTACCAGCGTCCCACATTGCTTGAAATACTCGATAATCCGCCATACATAATAATGAAACTGCGGCAACTTTCATGCCCATAGCGTATAACTGTTTTGACAACTTTAAGTTTTCACAATTAACGTCACGAATAGTAGTTGCGCCAGATATGCCAAGTATCTGAGTCTGCACCGCACCGGCAACTCCAGTTGTACAGATATCGGTATTGTTTACGATTACGTTTGGAGAGTGTGCGCTGTTTACTGTTTTATCTACAGTAGTAGTGCCAACTGTATTTGATGAGCTAGAAACCGTACTAGATACCGTGCTACTTACAGTATCTGTTGCGGTAGAAGTCGCAACTGGAATAGTTAAAAGTAGCGCTAGTAGTAGTTTTCTCATCGGAATAATGGACTCTTAGGTTTAGATTTCTTAGCTATTTTTGCTAGTTTCTTGCGTTTACTTAATTTTTTTCTTTTAGGAACTGGCTTTGCTTTTACGTCAAAAGATTTAACTTTGGCCATTATTTGTCAGCCTTTCCGTCAATCTTAGCGTCGATAACATCTAATTTATCAATAACTCTATCGACAAATCTTTCAAATTCTTGGCGTTTAACATAGCTGCCGGCGACCAATACTTCTACTTCACTGAGTCTTGTTTGAAGCCTCGATTGCGCTCTTTGCATATCTCGTATAGAACTCCATATGGTATGAGCAAGAAATCCTAGCGATGTAGTAGCTATACCAAAAACCCAATTGAATACAGTTTGATCCATCAGTATGTTCCTTCCCATACTCTTAACTTACTAAAATCGCCAGATAATATCTTGCGCTTAATAACTTCTTTGGCCGCTTCATGATCAGTCCAACTAATGCCAGCCTCTTTGAGCCATTGCGCCATTATATGCAAAGGAATGCGTCCTACCAGTCTTTTATCGCCAGTCTGTCCTAATCCGGCATCTTTTATTTCCTTGACAGAATCTAAAACTGGCTGGTTGTCATACACTCTCTCAATGGTAAGAGTATCTCCACCATCGTCGTGATGAACTATTTCTTTAATTTTCAAAACAAGCTCCTAAAAAAAGGGGGGCATTTAGCCCCCCATACATCATTAAGATGTTGTGTTGTCAAATACGCCGCCATGTGCTTTCTCGTTGTTACATACGAGAGTTAGCTCGGTTACGACTTGACGCTTGGTGTTGTCACCAGTTTTTGCAAGCTCAGTGTTTGTAGTTCCGCGAAGAACTGCAACTGACCACATGTCGTCTTGCATAATGAACACGTCTCTTGAACGGTTTTCACGAGATGGAAGGAACTCAATTGTTCCCCAAGGCGTGACGTACACGTCGAGAGATTTAACAACTTTCATGTCACCAGCTTGAACTGCTGAACGCTGATTGTTGTTACCAGTGAAAGCAAGAGCTTTGTTCATCTGGAATGCTGAAAGATAAACAGTGTCTGGCTTACCACCAGCTTCCCAAATTGACTGCATAACACCGTCAAAACGAGTTTGATCAAACGCTTGAAGCGTAGTCGTCTCGTCTGTACGAGCGTCAGTTCCGTCACCAGTTGGATCTGCACCTTCGTTGTCGCCAAAGTCGGTGTTAGAAATCAACCATGCAGGAGCGCCAGCAAGTTCACGAGCGGTTGAGCTATTGCCAGCAACGCGAGCGTTGTTGTCAAATAGTGCCTTCTCAATGTCAAGCTTCTGCTCTTTAGCAGTCTTGAGCATTTGATAAGCAATCTCAGATGCGCGACCAGCTTTGTTCAAACCTTTGTCAGTATCAGGAATGATAACTGCGTTTTTAAAGATTTGAGTGTAGTTACCACGACGTGTAGTTGCTGAACGTGAGTTAGCAGTTGTGTCATCGCCTTCAATGTGAGCGTTAGCTGCTGAAGAACGAAGAGCGTCTGTCTGCCACTCATGGTAAGTGTTGGTTGCTTTTACTTTTTTTGCTTTAGAGTAAAAAGGTGTATCTTCTGGAGATACGTCATAAATGATATTAGAAAGATCCTCTCTAATACCAACAGCATCATAGCTGTCAAAAGTATTACTTGGTTGTGCCATTTTAATTTACCTCAAAGTTATTCATTAACAATAAAGCTAAGAGCATCTTCGATGCGTCCGCTTTGTTTAAATTTGGCCCGTTGCCGTTCCATTGCTTTTTGGCGCGTATTTTCAACTTTCTTTGCCCCAGGCTTTATGACTGGTTTCGCGCCTTTGACTTTCGCCTCGGCCTTCGACTTGCCATCCATCATATTCCTGTACTTCGTGGCATCTACTAAGATCCTAGCCGCTCTGCTGTCTATTAGTTTCTCCATATCTTCATGAGTGTAACCATAGTATTCAGTAGCTAACTTATACATCCTATTTTTCAGAGATTCAGATTTTTGCGGATCTTTTAACTCAGGCACTAATTCGATTAATTTAATCGCTTCCTGCTGAGTATATTGAGCTATAGCTCTTTTTTCGGCTTCTTTTGCGTAATGCATTTCTTCCGCAATTTTCCGTCTTTGAGCTTGATATTTCTGAATGTCCTCTTCATATTGGGCTTTTGCTTCTACATATCCTAATGGATCTTCGTCGAAGAGAGCCTTTGTAGGTGCTTTTGGTTCTTGCAGAATTTGACCAGATTGATACATCTGCTCTAGTTGGATTACGTTCTGCCTTATAGCATTGATATCGCTGTACATTGACTCAAGCTCTTTTCGAGATTGAGCAACTTCCTGCATACCTTTTTGGATATACTTTTGGCCTGAATAACCTCGCTTTAGATCCTCTA